CATCCGAAGATGAAACGCAATTGAAGGAACCGCAGCCACTCCGGGAGCGTCGTTGTCTGATACGATATAGGCTCTTTTAACCCCCGCCTTATGTAGGGATGACCAATCCGTACGATAAGGTGAAAGCGCTCCACCGATCCATCCAAGATGAGCTGCATGACTGAGTTCCTCTCCCCAAGGGTGCGATGCAAGTTTCGCTTTGGCTTCCGGCGTCTTTGCCTCGACCATCTCGCGGATGATGCGGGCAGCTTTTGCGCCTTCGTGAATGAAAACCGTCGTGTGTTCTTTCAGCTGCTCGAGCCCCCACAGAGGCAACGGACCTTCGGGCTCCATTTTCCGCCACTGGTCGTCGTCCCAATAGGTGAAGGGAATGTAGCTCTTTTCACCCTTGCGCTCCATGCGAACTTGAACGAACGAAATTTCATCCGCGAAGTTCCGGAACACGAACACGTCTTGGTCTCGAGCGTTGGCGATCTCTTCAGGGAGATTTTGCAAGCGTGCGAGGGTTTTGATCTGCGGCCATTGGACGGACTGACAATCGATCTCGATCGCCATCTTTTCCTTTTCCGTGGGAGCGTAGGCTTCTGGGCACTTCACCTTTCCATCTTTGTCGATGGAGATGATGGCGATGTCTTCCCAATAGTCTCCCCGGCTCTCCTTCACCACAGCTGTGCGCAGCGAGCGCGGATCAGCGCCAATCCTCTTGAGGTACGATGAGACGGCGGGAATATCTGCGAGCGATTTAATTTTCACCATTTCCTCCTGAGTGCCAAATTGGCAATTTGCTGCATCCGTTCGATCTTTTCTTCAGCCGAAAAGGTCCGAAAAAAGGGGTTTTTGTCAACGTCGATGATTTCTTTGAGAGCGTTTGCAAGATGACTATTCTTGCTATCAAGAGTTTGGCATTCTTTTTCCCGCTCTTCAATTTCGTTTTCAAGATCTCTGATCTCGTTTTCCAAATAGCAATCTTCGCATTCACCCGACATTTGCATCTCCTTTTTCATCTATGAACCCAAGGAACCGGACTTGCTCGATCCGGATCATTCGGAAGTTTGGCGGAACCCAACCCTTGAACGCATACAACGCTTTGCCTGGACGCCCACGGTTGACAATTTCCTTGCCGAGCTTTTCAAACTTGAACCGATCGACCTTTCCGAAAATTCGGTCCGTGTCGTCTGCGATCGTCAAGTTGAGAGAGGTGGTCGCCCCGGTCAGCACTTTCCCGCCACGCTTGGCGACGTTCACCGCCTCGTTCTCGTCGCGAGGTTTGATTTGCTGAACGACGCCGAAAACCATCGCTTGGTATTCGCTGCCATTCGTTTGCACTTTGATCACCGGAACTGAGGGCGAATGAATGTTCTTCATTGCAGGGTCCGGCATCACACGCTTGATTGCATTCCTGATCGGCCAGAGGCTGTCAATCTCTGTTGTTGCATTTGTCATCAATTTTTCTGCACGAGCAGGCAGGGGCTCCCCGCGAGCACGAGCAGACATGATTGCGTTGACCATCTTGGGGCCAATGCCCTTCACATTTTGGATCGGTCCGACAAGAACTTTCTTACCGTCTTTGAATCCGGCTGACCATTTGTTGATCGATAGATCTTTGTCCACAGGAACGTAGTCAAAGCCCTCGTTGCTGATCTCGCGAAGGATTCGAATTTGCTTTTCAGGATCTGCTTCATGGGTCAAGGTTGCCGCTGCGAATTCGAATGGGAAATGCGCCTTGAGATAAGCGCACCAATAGCTGAGGACGCCATAGGCCACCGCATGGGACTTATTGAAGCCCATCGCGCCGTAAGCGCAGAGCTCGTCCCAAACCTTGTCCAACACGTCCGCAGGAATTCCTTTTTCGATCGCGCCAGCTTTGAACTTGTTTCCGTATTGGTCGAAAAACTCTTTGCCTAGAGACTTTGACATCGCCTTGCGAAGGATCGAAACGTCCTCCCAGCTCATCCCTCCGACCTCACGGCAGATCTGCATCACCTGCTCTTGATAGGTAATGATGCCAATCGTTTCCTTGAGGTAGGGCTCGAACAACGGATGCGGATAGGTGATTGGCGAGAACCCGTTCTTGCGCTTCACCCATTCGTTTGTTCCGCCGCCTGCCATTGGTCCCGGTCGAGCGAGCGCAGTCACGGAAACAATGTCGGCCAAATTGTCGATCGTGATCTGATTGCAGATACTCTGCAGCGCCGGACCATTAAACTGAAAAATTCCAGAGAACTGTCCGTTGTTAAGAACGTCGATCGCCTTCTTGTCATCGAGCGGCGCACGCTCGAGAAAATGCAGGTCCTTGCCTGCCATCTCCAGCGCGTCTTCAAAGACGGAAAGCTGCGTGAGGCCGAGCGCATCGATCTTCAGTAGGTTAAGATCTTCCGCGTCCTTCTTATCGCAATGCGTAGCGCCAGTTCTTGCATCAATCGCCACATAATCAGTAACAGGAGTTTCGGTGACGACAATACCAGCCGCATGCTGAGAATAGTGACGGGGGTGACCTTCCATTCTCGCAGCCACAGAGATTTCAGGGTATTTTGCAATAAGCTCCTGTCCAGCTGGCGTACCAGCAATCGTATCCTCAAGCGTCTGCATAGCTCTTGAGTCGCCGCCAGATCTGATGATGAGAGAATCGAGGACCTTGTCGCACATCCAGCGAGGTATCGATAAAGCTGTCCCAGCCTCATCAATCGCACTGCGAGGTCTAAACAAAGCCACTGTACCAAGACGGGCAATTCTTTCCCTTCCATAGCGCTGCTCCATGTATTCGAAAACGAGGTGGCGCTTCTGATCGGAGAAATCGATGTCGATGTCGGGCAGATCATTGCGCGTGATGTCGATGAAACGCTCGAACAACAAACCATACTTGATAGGGTCGATGGTGGTGATTTCCAGAAGGTAGCAAACAAGGCTTCCGCACGAGCTGCCACGAGCCGGACCGCAAAGCATCGTTTTGCGGGCGAACTGCATGAGGTCCGCGATGATGTAGAAATAGTCCGAGAATTCCTTCTCGGAAATCAGCTTCAGCTCTCTTTCGAGTCGCGCAGCATAGATCGGATCCTCAAGGTTGACGCCAATCTTCTGAGCGCCTTCGCGGCACATCTGCTCGAGGGTCTTTTCCTTTTGCGGCGAGAGCATGCGAGCGAGCTTCAGTTTCGCATGGCAAGCCTCCGCCACCAGCGACTGATTTGCCAGAGCCTCTGACATAAGTTCCAAGCTCGCAACACGCTTGACCGCATCAACCCATTCGGCCTCGTTGAGGATCCATTGCGAATAGGTCTGGGTGCTCGCGCCGCGACCGCACAGAACTTCGTAAAAACCCTCATCATTCGGATTGATGAACTTGTTGTCGCTGCTCGCGATGAAGCTGAAGCCCTTCTCCCGCGCTGCGGTGACATAGCCTTTCGAAACCGAAGGAGAAAGTGCAACGTAGAGATTGTTCGACGGAGCGAGCTCCTCAAGCAGCGAGCGAGAGCCGACAATTTTGTAGACGCCTTTTGCATTGGCAGCTTGCTCATAGGTCAGCAACGGCTCGTAGCGAAACTGAGTCGTTGCGAGGTTCAGCAATTCGTTGACATGCGAGATGTCATCGATCGCGAGAAAAGTCCAATAGTCGACCGTTGGCTTTTTCGCGTGAACGTCTTTGGTGACGGCTAGCTCGAGGCCAAAAATTGGTTTCAGCTCCGCCTTTTTGCAAAGCTTGTTCCAACGGACCCATCCGAAAGTTGAAGCTCGGTCTGTGATCGGCGCATAGGGCCAGCCGAGCTCCTTCACCTTTGCGAAGCAATCGTCGATCATGCCCGCCGCAACGCGGAATGAATAGCCAGTGCGAATTCTCATTTCGGCGGCTCCGGCAAATGCATCCAATGTGAGATCAGCATTTCCTCGCCATCGAACGCCCACCAGTTGGAATCCTCATCCCAATAGGCAAACGCGATGTCAGGAACGTCAGGGTGATCCGGCCAACACCCGTAAACGAGGATCGTCCGACCATCTTTCGGTGCAGTTTCAACAGGCTGCCAATTCATTTCAGCCTCCTTCCGAAAGTTATGTTTTCATCCGCACGAACTTCTTGGTTGCGCCAAGACCAGCATTCCCCGTTCTCCTGAAACACAACCCAGATCAAATCGTGCTCTGGTCCGTAGTCAATCAACACGTGAGCGATGCCGAGGCCTTTCGGCGTGACGACTGGCAAAGGTGGATTGAGTTGCAACATCAAACCACTCCCGTTTCGCGGAGAGCACGGAAGCAGCTTGCCAGCGCACGCACGTCAGCTTCTGCGCGGTGAGCGCCGCTGAATGGCTCACCAAACAAAAGCTCGTGCAGCGAAGTCAGGTTGAGCCGGAAGCCCTTGAGATGCTCCGTCGCTTCAACGGTGCAGATCAACTCAGGCCATTCAACCGTCAAGCCTGCACGCTTCATCTCGAAGTCGATGATTGTTTTGTCGTAGCTCAGGTTGTGTGCCACGACTTCATCGTGCCCTTCAATGAACTTCTTGATTTCCTCTGCATGCGCCTCGAACTTCGGCATTCCGCGCAGATCCTCCGGCTTGATGCCGGTGATGCGCTGAACGTCTTCACTCAGCGGAATGCCAGGATCAAACAGTTGGCTCCAACTATTGCACTCATGCCCGTACATATCCATAGATAAACCGAAAAATTCGATGACATGCGGCTGGCGCTCCAATGGCAGAAGTTTGTTCTTTATTAGGTCTGTTGTTTCTGTGTCGAGGACGAGGGTTCTCATCTCCCACGCTCCTTTTTGATCTCCTTCAGATTTATGATTTGGTCGATTTCCTGCAGCATCATCGTGTAGACCGCAGTGTCATCTAGCGAGTCCTTGTGCCCGCCGCGATTAAAATTCTCGACGTAGCGAGTCAGCTTGCTGACAATCTGAACCAGCAAACCAATCCGGTTCCAATAGCCGGGATCAGGACGCACGTGAAGCATTACGTCTCCGAAGAGCGCCTCCATGACGTGGCCAAACCTTTTGTAGTTGTCGCCATAGAGCTGGCTGCGTTGTTCGTAAATTCCTGCTGCGTCGCGCAGCATCTCAGGGACATTTTTCGTTTCCATTTCCATTTTCTCCTCACTCATCTGTGTCGGCTTTTTGCGTGCCTTGCTCCGCCAAAAACGAGCGCAGCAAAACGGAACGAATTTTGATCTTTTCTTTATGAAGCGTCAAGAACTCCTCGAGTTCGTTCGGCTTGGCAAAGTGCGTGTCGACTGCTTGGGAAAGCATCACGTTCGTCTTCGGATTGTCGAACGCGAATGTCAACACGATCTTTTTGCTCTTAAAGAAATAGCCCAGCTCGAAAGCTGTGCCGATATCCTTGAAGTCCAAGCAGGCAAGGATTATGAACGACTCTTCCATGCCATCGACGTTTCCCCAGAAAATCTTGCTGAAGAACTCTGGCGTCTTTTCCGCAGCAGAGGTGTTCACGATCACCGGACCCATTTCCCTTGGGTCGCCGACGATGAACCCTTGGCTCACGAGCATCGCTTTGACTTGGTCCATCCGAGCAACCTGTTCAGGATTGAAAAATGGTCCAGCGAGATAGAAATCATACTTATAAAGCATTGTTGATCTCCTTGAGC